AACGAACCATCATCATTAGGGATCCATTCTAGCACATCCCCTTCTATCCAACCAGTTTCTTTCATTAGTTCATCGGGGAAGGTTAGAATCCCATCATCATCAACTGTTAAAGTAGTTTTCATTTCAAAGGACGAACAAATTCATTAGACACAATATCAGTTGCCTTCAATTGTTCTTTCATATATTCTACACCAATTTCTGGCATAGCAGTATCCCCACAAGTAAAGACATCACAAACTGCCATACCATTCTCTGGCCAAGTGTGGATACTAAGATGACTCTCAGCAAGCATAGCAATTCCAGTCACACCTTGAGGATCAAACTTATGTACTGTTAAATCAAGCAATGTTGACTTACATTCTTTTGATGCTCTAAACAAAACCATTCGTATGAACTCTTTATCATCAAGTAAATTAAATGGACATCCTTTCAAAGTAAAAAGAATATGTTTCATTTATACCCAATCCGGTTTTCTGGATTCGTCACGAAGATAATTAGATGCAACCCAAGGTTTGGATGCGATATACATTTTGTAAGCAGTAAAAGTGTCGATGCTTGTGTCAAATTTAAACTCATCAGGCATGGCGCGGGCGTAATTGTCTGCCATAGAGTAGCAGGTTATTGCTTGACCAGAAACATTTTGGAACATCTTCTTTGCTTCAAACAATGTTTGAGCACAGGAATGAACCTTATCATAACGATGCCAGTATTCGTGGGCAAGAGCACATCCATGCTGGATCAACCAAGCAGTATTGAATATTGATTCTGCTGCCCACTTAGTGCAGGGATGATTACGGAAAGCACCTTTCTTGGTGGCATATGGTTCACCATTCATTTTATGAATAGAACCCCAATCATAGTACCAAGATGAGTATATGATAGAGAGCATTTGACATGCCTCCAAAGGCATCTTGACCACATGTTTGTCAGGAAGAACCTGAGCAGACATGTGGGGATCGGGAGTTGTGACGAAGATGTTCATAATATTTTTGATAAAGAGATTATCAAAAGGAATGATAGCATTATAACCACATCCCAGGATTTTGTCTTCACAAAGTAAGGAACTGAAATAGCATCACCAATGAAATGGAGAAGCACTCCAAAAGCAACGCTGACATGAAGAACCACAAAGTAGGCAATGATTGCAAGAGCACTACCGGTGATTCTCATGGCAACATCAAAGGTCATCACTCAAATGTTGAGTCTGGTTCCAGAGCAATATAATAAGTCAGATCGTGGTTCTTAGAGGTAAATCGTGACAAAAGTTTTTGTGACACAACCACTTCATAAGTTCCAGGGAGGACCTTGATGTTCTCCACTTTGAAGTTGAACATGAACTTCTTGTCAGTCTCACCAACAACCACAGCATAGTCATTGGAAGTGTCGTTCTTCTTATCACGAACAACCAGTTTGACCACACCATTCTCACCTACAGCAGAAAGATCAGGCAGTTGATAAACACCTGCTGCTTTCAGCAGTTTGTCCAGTTGTTCGGTGCTGAGTTCAAAACGAACATCTTCACTAGGGAGTTCGATACTCTTTTCTGGAGGAGTTACAATGACGCTGGGATCAGCAAAGAAATACTTAGAACGTGATTTACCTTCACGAATAACGACATATCCATCGTTACCGAAGTCAAGTTCGGGACTAGAGTGAAGACCCAGACCATTCAGAAACTGGTTAAGATCATAGACACCAAAGTCTTTACCAAAGTCTTCTGTGACAGTTGCCTCTGCCAAAATGTTCTTCATCACACTAATGGTGCGAAGAGTATTCCCTTTCTTGAACAGAATAGACTGATTGATTGAAGAGAAGTTCTTGAGCAGGGAAAGAGTATTATTGGAGAGTTTCATAGGATTACGAATTTTCATCACTGAGGGTAAGTTTCACGCTTTGCATTCTTGTCATTGAAATGCATTAGAAGAACAGCATAGTGCAGAATCTTCATAATGTCACGACGGGCGGTGCCCTTCTTATCATATCGTGACGCATACTTGAGGATGTTGCTGCGACAGAATGCCTCACCATCACCACAAGCTTCAATAAGATCAAGCGTTTGAATCTTATCATCGCCAGCAGAATAGTGCTGGTCATATGTTCGGGTAATGTAATCTTTCAGTTCTTTGATGATTTCATCTTCACTATACTTCCTTTTAGAATTAGAAGTTTTAGTAATAGGATCATCTGTAGTAAATGTGATGTGATCATCACCCATACCACCTGGAAGACGAGAACCACCTAAAACGATGGAGTCTGGAGATGCAGTGCCAGGATTACCTGTCAGACTGAATCCATCCTCTTCCCAATAATCTTGATTGTACATATTTAATTCGTCAAATAGAAAGGACCATGAGTTAATCATATTATATCACTCCTGGGTGTCAATAGCAAATTGTTTGAACTCTGGCATTTGGAAGTCAGCATCCACTTTGTCATACAGTTCCAGGAATGCTTGCTTCGTTTCATCATCGAAACGATTGATGCAGACTTGGATTGCCTTTGCTTTATCACCAAAGATTTTGTATGCCTTTACGATGTGAACCAGGCGGCGGGTGCTAATGATTTCCTCAATACCACCATCATAAAAAGTCTTACGGATGATGTCAGCCCAGTCCACCAGTTTGGTAGTGAACTGATCATCATCACAGGTCTTACCAAGGATCTTTGCCTCAATAGCAGGACTGGGATATTCCTGCTCAAAGGTCACAGGGAAACGCTCAAGGAATGCTTCGTTGAGCACGTTAGTTCCAATGAATCGTCCGTCTTCACTACCTTTACCTTTGGTGTTGGCAGTAGCGAATACTTGGAAACCTTCTGTAGGCGCAACCCATTTGCCAATCTTCTTGAGGAAAACTCCTTTTCCTTCGAGAATAGACTGAAGACAGAGGATTTTGTTTGAGGCGAGGTCGATCTCGTCAAGGAGCAACACAGCACCCCGCTGCAGGGCCTCAATGACGGGTCCGTTGTGCCAAACGGTTTCTCCACCAACAAGACGGAAACCGCCAATAAGATCATCTTCATCGGTTTCTACTGTAATGTTGACTCGGATAAGTTCACGTCCGAGTTGGGAGCACGCTTGTTCGACTGTAAGCGTTTTACCATTGCCCGACAGTCCCGTGATAAACGTAGGGTAAAATATACGGGACTGAATAATTTTCTTAACGTCACTAAAATTGCCAAACTTGACGAAGGTATCATCTTTTTGAGGAATGAGATTTTGTTCAGAGGCAGGCATCACAGCAGGTGCCTGATAGGTGTGCTCAAGTTCTTCAACGGTCTCTTGAGTGACCTCAAGATTCCACTTGCCACGTCCAACCTTATATTCTTCAAGACGGCGGGTGACAGTGGGGTAGGACACACCATGAGACGCACAATAACCGCGAACATCAGCAGCAGTGAATTCCGTGCCGTAGGTATCTTTAAGATCGTTGATGATTTGGTCGTCAGTCATCCTCGTGCGAGACATTTGTTTGTTTCAACTGAAGTCATTATAAAAGGAAAAGGGGGCAGTTCCGCCCCCCTCGTGACACTTCTTATTGTGTCCTTCCGTATTTGTATTTCATCGCTTGGAGTAACCATGCTTGAGTGAGAGATCTGGGACCATTCTCAAGTATGTCCATTACCTTAGGGTCCTTTTCTGATGCTTTCGCAATTTCTCTCCAGTTGTCTTTGTATTCGGTCATGCCACCAGAGAAATAAATTCGCCTAGAACTTTCTTATTTAGTTTCTTAGTCTTGAGAGACTTGGCAAATGCAGACTTAATCTTTGCTTTGGTAGCACCCTCATCAACTTCAAACTCACATTCCTGTGCAAGAGCAGCAGAAGACAATCCAAAGTAAACATCATATCCAGAACTTTTGATGGAGAAACTTTTGGTCTTCTTCCAATCTTTCTGAATCTTGATGTACTCATCTGTCCCTTGCTCATAGTAACGACGGATGAATGGATTAGCATCCCTAGATCCAAGGACACGAATACCGATGAAGTTTACATAGGGGAAGTTCTGCTTGAGATTGTTAATCATCAAGTCACCAAACTCAGCAAATCCACGGGGGACACGAGTGGTGGTGCCCAACTTACGATCACGAATGAAGCAATTCATGTTCAGTTGGCGGTGACCAATGTAAGGTTCAGACTCCCAATAGCGTTGAACTTCAACGTGACGAGACAGATGATTTGCTTCACCATCAGTTAGAACAACACACTGAACTTTCTGAATCTTGTTCTCTTTCTGGAACTTGGGAAGAATCTGACGCAGGGTAACAAATGCCTCATTCAACGGGGTGCCTGACAGATTCAGACGAGGGGGATTACAATAATCCAACTTGTACTGACGAGTGTAGTAGTAAGCAATTCTCCAGAGGTTTAGCATCTGACGATCTGTCTCGGGAGCAGAAACTTTGCTGGTCAAAACATTCATCATATTGAAATCGGTGTCAACTGACAGTAGTCCCACCTTACGCTCATAGTGTGGTGTCATGTCAGGAACAACATGTTGACCAGTCGCAAAATCAAAAGTGCGACGACGCCACTCATTCGTAAAAGCATAAACATCAAATGGGATACCCACTTTCTTACAGAACCAGACGAGGTTGAAAAGTTGCTTCAGAGTATCCTCCAAGAGATACTGCATTGACCCACTCCAGTCCAAGACAAATACCAGACCATGGTTCTTGCCCTCAGGAACAACAGTCACTTTCTTGAAGATGTCCTCATTGAACTTGTAAGTGTGAAGTGACGACATATCAAGCATACCAGTGCGAGCAGTAGATGCTCGTGCATAAGAGTCTGCTGCTTTCTTACACTCAAACTCTTTCACCAGATAGTTGACTTCTTTCTGGGCAGACTTCTTGAACTTGACAAATTCATCATCTGCCTGTTTGTAGATCTCAGGTCCCTTGGTTTTAGATTGATATTCCCATGAGGTGTCAATCTCATTGTGAATCTCTTTGTTAGAGGCAATCACAGTGTCAAGATTGAGCACTGGAAATTCCAGATACTCATTATTAAAGTTAGATTCATCATCAATCAGGTCCTGGAGATTGTCCTCAAAGGACTGCATCGTATCTACTGTGGGTTCATCTTCACTGTCAGCAGCAGTGTCACTTCCCTCAGGTGTTTTTTCTTCTCTCTCCTCTTCTGCTTCCTGATCCTGAGATTCGTTATCCATTGCCTCATTGTTTGCTTGTCCAGTAGTGTTGGACTGAGGAGGAACTGGAATAGGAGACTCTCGATCTTCCTCTGGTTTCTTACAATAATCATAGAGAACCTTAGCTGCGGCACAGGCATCAGCAAAGGTTTCAGCATCACGGATCTGGTCAATGATCTCTTGCTCCTCTTCAGTAAAAGAGATATCAACAAAGTTTCCAACCTTGAAGAACAGGTTTGCCCGATCAGCAAGATTCATCTCATCAACTTCTTCATCCGCAATCTGGAAGAAGTCATCATCGTTGAGTTCCCGATATCCCCGGAAGAATGTTTTTGCCAGACCCAGATACTTACGCTTGATGAGTTTCTCAATGCGAGCATCTTCTGTCACATTGATGAACTGGTGTGGGATGCCCTTTGGTGGGTCCTCATCAGGCGTGAAGAGTGCATGACCAACCTCATGTCCAACCAGCAGGTCATACACGCTATCACTTGCCCTCTCCCACATCGGCAGCACCAGCAGACGACGGGACACATCAAAGGATGCTGTCTTGACTTTCTTATGTTCTACAATCAGGTCTTCAGTAGCAAGCAGTCGTGCGAGTTGCGACTTGATCTCGTTCCGTACAACCATGTGTTTCGTTTCGTATGAACCCATGATAAAAGGAAACCCCCCGTTTCCGGGAGGTTATGTGCCTCTTCTTAAAGTGTCTTAACGCTTCGCGTCTAGACCTCATCGCTTGTGGTTTGAGTTTTCTTTTCTGCTCCTTCCTGGAGTGATGCTGCCAGTTTGGGGTAGTCATTTACATCTCCAACGAATTGACCATTCTACTGAACCCTTTGATCTTTTCAAATCGTAGCACATTAGCAAACTTGTCATGCAGGTCAGACTTGTGAGAGATCACAAATATATTAGCATCTTGAATTACGAACCGAATGATCTTCAGAAATTCTTCTGTTCCGAGACCATCAAGAGAACTATCAAACACCTCATCCATGATGAGTAGATTGGTATTGACCGAGTTCTTCATTCTTGCTACTTCACGCCAAGTGAAGAGAAGTGCTAGGTCGATTCTCATCTTCTCTCCCTCGCTGAAAGAAGAATATGAAAAGTTCTCATGAATTGGAGATTGGACGGTTTCGTTGAATTCCTCATCAAGTGTGAAGTTGATGTAAAAGTCCATCATCTGTAGATAACGATTGACTTGCTGATTTATCAGCGGTAGGTACTTCTTAATGATTTTGGATTTGACTCCACCGTCTTTAAGTAAACTAAACGAAAAATCGTAGTAGTTGATCGTCTCCTTTTTGTTGAGTA